GGTGTTTGTCATCCAACCTTTCGGGAGATTGTGGGGCATTTTTTCGGGTTGACCATACGCGGCCAATAGCTGGCGGAGGGGCATGGTGAGATGAAGACAGGCAAACCATTATCTAAGGCGCAGGTTCAGAAGATCGCCGGACTACTGGTCCAGGCCTTCGCCGGCAACCTCCCCAAAATCCACCAGGCGGCCAAGGCCGCGGGGTACTCGGACGGGGTAGTTGGCAGCCAGGCCGACGTGGCCACGTTCTTTGGGTGCCACACGCAGAGCGTAAAGGGGTGGGTGGCCGATGGGATGCCGCACGAAAAAAAGCACTATGACCTGCGGAAGATCGTCCAGTGGTGGTTTGAACGGGCCAAGGGACGGGTGGGCAGCGACAACGAGGTCCAGGTTGCCAAGCAGCGGAAGATCATGGCCGACGCGGACAACGCTGAACTCAAGGCCCAGAAGACAAGGCGGGAGCTGGTGCCTGTGGCCGAAGCCAAGGACGTGCTGAGCAGGCTGGGCAGCGCCCTGGCCGAGCAGTTGCAGATCCTGCCCGACAAGGACCCAACCCTCAGCACGGAGCAGCGGGCCAGCCTGCGGGTGGAGATTAGTAAATTTTTGAACGGATTCAAGGTGCAAGGCGAGAAGACGATCAATGAGCAATTCAAGCCAATTGATTGAGGCATTTTGCGACGCCCTCCGGCGTCCCCAGGTGCAGACCGTCAGCCAGTGGGCTGAGGCCAACCGGGTACTGACGGCCGAGGAGTCGGCCCGCCCTGGCCCGTGGCGGAACTCAGAGACGCCATACCTGGTCGGGATCATGGACGCCACCCACCGCCGCGGTGTGGAGGAGGTCACCCACCTGAAGCCGACCCAGGTTGGCGGATCCGAGCTGCTGCGGAACATTACTGGGCACGCGATCGACTGTGAGCCGGGGCCCATGCAGTGGAACCTGGCCGACGAGGAGAGCTTGAAGGATATGTTCGACGAGTCGCTGATGCCGCTGATCCAAAACACCGAGTCGCTGAAAAAGAAGATGACCGACCGCCGGTGGGACATGAAGCGGGGCCGATTGCGGTTGCGGGGCATGAGCATCTACGGGGCCTGGTCCGGGTCCGCGATGAAGATGGCCAGGCGGCCGATCCGCTACCTGTTCAACGACGAGCTGGACAAGTGGAAGTCCTGGACCGGCAAAGAGGCCAACCCGGTCAAGTTGGCCAGGGAGCGGACCAAGACCTACGGGTCCCGGAAGCGGGTCTACAACACCAGCACGCCGACGATCGAGAGCGGGTACATCTGGCAGGCGTGGCTGTCCTGCGACCTGCATTTCCACTATTACATCCCCTGCCCGCACTGCGGAACTTACCAGCGGCTGATCTTCCCCCAGGTGAAGTGGCCGAAGGGTATGGCGGCCGGCCAGGTCAAGGCCACCCGGGCGGCCTGGTATGAGTGCGTGAAGTGCAAGGGGGAAATAACCGACAGCAGCAAACAGGCCCTGCTGCAGGCCGGCCGGTGGATCAACGAGAACCAGACCATACAACTGACTGGAACGGTGGACGAGCCTGATACCCCTAACATCTTCGCCAAGCCGTGGGGGATGCAGGAGTGGGTGTTCCGCGGCCGGCGTTACCGCGTGGTGGGCGATGATCCGCCGGTGGCCAAGATCGGGTTTCAGATCAGCACGCTGTACAGCCCCAGCTCGTGGGTGACTTTTTCCGATGTGGCGGCCGAGTTCCTGGCCAGCAAAGATTACCCTGAACTACTCCAAAACTTCACCAACTCCTGGCTGGCAGAGATTTATAAACCGGTCGTCCATTCGACAGTAGCAAGCGTGCTGAAAGAGAAGGAGAAGATCAAGGTTCCGGCGTTGACAATTCCCGACTGGGCCCTCTGCCTGATCGCCACCGCCGATACGCAGAAGGATTGCTTTTATTGGGTGGTCCGGGCCTGGGGGGAGAACTACAAGAGCCAGCGGGTAGATCATGGGCAGTCTAAGTCTTTTGAAGACCTGCGAATGGAATGTTTGAATATGGGGTTCAAGGGGAGTTCCGGGCTCGATGAATATCCTGCCCTGATGCTGATTGATTCTGGTGGAACGCGGGATAAGGAAACTGACGAAAGTCGAACAGCTCAAGTCTATCAATTTGCCCAAAGCGACCCGACTCGCATTATTGCCATAAAAGGTGTGCGCCCAAGGCCTGGAAGTGTTTGGCGTATAAAGTCGGCAAAAATCGATCCAAATAGTAAACGTCCGGATGATATAAAACTCTATCTTTTGAACACTGAGGTTTTCAAAGACACCCTCGCCCAATTTATTTCCGAAAAACCAGGAGGCTTCGGGGAATGGTTGTTAAACGACGAGCAGGACGAAGAGTATCTGCAGCAGATGTCAAGTGAGCATAAGGTGGTTGTGGATAGAAGGACTGGGTTCACGGCCTGGCAGAAAGTGACAACTGGGGCCGCGAACCACTATTGGGACTGCGAGTACATGCAGATCGCCGGGGCCGATATTGTCGATCTGCGTTCTGCTCACGAAATAATTTCCTCTCCCGACCAATCAGCGGTAGGAACTGGGACTGTAGGCAAGATGCGGCCCGGGACGGTGCGGGGCGAGCAACACGGATGGTTGGACGGAACTGGCAACTGGTGGAGCAAATAGCATGAGCATGGAAGCGAAGGCGTTCACGGCGTTTTTTGAGCAGTACCGTCCGGCCATTGTGCGGATGGCCCGGCGCTGGGTGCAGGCGGATGACGCCGAGGACGTGGCCCAGGACGTGCTGCAGTACATCCATCAGTTCGGCCAGCGGACCAGCCTGCGGCTGCTGGTGCGGAACTTCTGTGTGGCCATCCTGCGTCGATCGGTGCGGGAAGTGGAAGCGACTGCCCACCACCAGGCGGCCGAGGCGGGGATGGTCAAGGCGCAGGCCCAACACCTGGTGGACATGGCCGACACGACCGCCCATTTGGCGAAGGCCGTCACCGACCCGATGGGAAGTGCGGTCCTGGCTGGATTGGCCGCGGATAAGAGCGAGCGGAAAATGGCGGCAGAGTTGAAAGTCGGGCGGTCCGTGGTGCGGGGCCGAAAGAAAAAACTAAAAAAGTTGAAAAATAATCAGATTTCGTAACCCAAAACCAATCCCCCGAGCGATCTCTATATGTGCCGACCACAGCCGACAAGCTGCAGGCGATCATGGATTCGGCGTTGGACTACCTGTCCAGCGGCCGCGTCGGGATCGCTTCCTATTCGATAAATGGCTTTGCCACCACCTATAACAGCCCCAAGGACGCCCAGGACCGATATGACTGGGCCAAGTCCCGCCTGGCGGATGAGCAGCCCGGCGATCCCAACCAGGTGACCCTGGTCGAATTCCAGGAGGCTGATGGATGAGTGATTACATCCCCAGCCTGGCCGGCGTCCTGCTCCCCCCCGACGTGTGGAGCCAGACGCCCGTGGGCCGCGCTCACGCGGAGATCGAAGCCGAGCGCCAGTCCGCCTTGGGCGAGCTGCACGCGGCCATGGCGGCCCCGGCCTACCACAGCCGCCTGTGGAGCCTTCCGCCGGCCAGGAACCCCAACCTTGAGAGCAACTTCTACAACCGCCCACTGGCCAGCAATCGCAAGCTGAGCCGTGAGCAGGCGTGGCAGTTGGTGGACGAGAGCTATGCCGCGGCCACGCTGGTCCAGTGCATCATCGACACGTTTGTCGGCACCGGGTTCGTGGCCCGCTCGGAGGCCCGCGGAACAATCAGCCTGGCCGAGGTCCATGCCCCGTACATGGACCGGGCGATGCCGGGCTGGCTGGTGAACCTGATCGCCGAACAGCCGGCCAATGCGGAGAGCCTCCAGGCCGCCGACGTGCTGACCGCGTATTTCGACGATTGGTCCCTGCATGCCATGACCGATGGAACTTCGCTCTATGACGGCCAGCGGGCCCTGGAGGAAGAGGCGTACATTTCCGGACGGGCCGGGCTGCTGCAGGTAGGCCGCGGCAAGCATGCCGGGAAACTGCACCTGATCCGCTCGGTGGACATCGTCCAGCCGCTCAAACCCGATCCGATGGACAAGGGCCGGCAGATTGTGGATGGGGTTGTGTACGACGAAGACGGCGTGGTCCCGGTCGGCTTCTACCTGTCCGACGCCGGCAAGCCCACCCGGTACGACGCGCGGGACATCATCTTTGAGGTTTACCGCCGCAACGCCGCCCCGGCCTTTGTCACCACCTTCAACAAGATCCACCAGCTCGACGCGGGTTTCGAAGCCGCGCTGGTCTGCTACCGGATTGCGGCGTGCTTCGGGATGATCCGCACGCGCGAGCATGCGCGGGGCAAATGGAACCGCCAGACAACGGACGCCAACGGCAACAAGACCATGCAGCTCCAGCCGGGCATGGTGGTGGATGCGGAACCTGGCGACAAGTTCGAGCAGATCAAGCCCGAACACCCCAATCAGCAATTCGAGGTTTTCATCACCGAGGCCCTGCGGGCGATCGGCATGCCGGACCGGATTCCGTTGGAATGGTTCACCTGCAATTTCGCCAAGACCACGTACAGCGGCGGGCGGATGGCCGGGGAAATGATGAAAAAGCGGGTCAAAAGCCGGCACGATCACCTGATCTACGGCCCGCTGGCCCGGATCTGGCAATGGCGGGTGAGCAAGGCCATCAAGGACGAGCAGCTCCCCGCGATCGAGTATCCCTGGGCCCATAAATGGCAGGCCCCGCCCTGGGGCTTCATGGATCCGCAGACCGAGGCCCAGGCCGACCAGATGCTCGAAGACGCCGCGGTCAAGACCTATATCGACCGGTGTGACGAGCAGGGGCTGGACTGGCGGGCGCAGAAGCGGAAGCAAGCCCAGGTCCTGGAGTACGAAAAGCAGTTGGAGACCGAAAAGGGCGTGCAGATCGCCAAGGTGGCCAGCTCGGCCACCCGGCAGGTCCTGCCCACAGTGGCTGCCACACCAGCCCCCTCGCTTGCTACTCCTGCCGGTTCCGACGTTCTGACCCAGAAGGGGGTGCCGGCATGATCACACACAGGCTCACCTTGCACGCGGAAGCCGGGAACGTGGGGCTCAAGTCCCGGCGGCTGCGGATCCTGGCCTACACCGGCGGGATGATCTATCCCAAGCTGGACGGCAAGCCGGCCGGCCCGACGATCATCAACCTGGCCGGCGGGAACATTCCCACCCCGCGCCGGTCGATCACCTGGAAGCATAACGACCAGGTAATTCTGGGCCACTCTGACACCGTGGACACCGAACATGGCCAGATCGTGGTCGAGGGGCCGTTCATCCCCAACGCCACGCTCGGGGCCCCAAACATCGAAGCCATGGCCGAGTCTGGATTCCCCCTGGGCGGATCGGTCGAGCTTCGGGATTGCGTCGTCAAGGATTTGCTGGAAGGGCAAAGGGCTGATGTAAACGGCCAGGTGGTCGTTGGCCCGATGCGAATTATTGATCGCTGGACGTTCAAGCGAGTGACGGTTACCGATGACCCCGCCGATATCGCTTCGTCCGCGGTCCTTGTTGCGGAGAACACACCAATGCCCGATACCCCTCCCGTCACCCCCCCGGTCACTCCTCCGGATCCGCCCGCGGAAACCCCGCCGGCGACGCCCCCGGCCAGCCCGGTGCTGACCATCGAGACGGCCAAGCAGCTCCAGGACTTGTACAACAGCGACCCCATCATCTTCGCCATGGCGATGCAGATGGCGATCGCCGGCAAGGGCCTGGACGAGATCTCCGCCGAGGTCCAGAAGGTCAAGGACCAGAAGATGGCCGAGCAGGCCAAGATGCAGGCGGACGCCCTGGCGGCCGAACGGGCCAAGGTCGAGCAGCTCGGCAAGGAGCTGCAGGCCGAGCGGTCCAAGGTCCAGAAGCTCGAAGCCGAGATGGGCGCCACCCCGCCGCGGCGGACCCTATCGGCGGAACATGCCGGCGAAGGCCAGGGCAGCGAGATCCTCGCCGAGGATGCGTTCAAGGCCGACGCCGAGGTTTCTTCGAAGTATCTGTCCTATGCCGGCTACGTGGCCGACATGAAGTACCTGGCCAGCCGCGCCAAGCGGTAAGCCCCTGACAGTCTTTTTTCAAACGTCAATTTTTCAAGGAGTTTCTCATGGGAGCTTTGAGCGAAATGGTGGGGCGCGAATGGGGCGGCAGCTACCTCGTGTCCCTGAACGATGAACCCGTGGCCGCGTCCACGAAGGTCTACAGCGGCGGGGCCCTCGGTTTTTCGGACGGCCTGGTCTTGCCGATCAGCGGGGCCAGCTATCCGTTCGCCGGCTTCGCCGAGGCCGATGTGGACAACAGCGCCGGCGGGGCTGCGGCCAAGTATGTCGGCGTTCGCCGGCAGGGCGTGGTCAAGCTGATCGTGGCCGGGGCCACTACTCGGGCCCTGTCGATTGACAAGACCGTGTATGCCACGGCGGACGACACGTTTACCCTGACCGCGACCAGCGCCACGCCGATTGGCAAGGTCGTGGCGTGGGAAAGCAGCACGGTGGTTTGGGTGTTCTTCCGCGCGTCCACGCTCGGGCAGTTGTTCCTGCCCGCCGCGGCCAGCGACACGATTACCGACAGCACGGGCGGAACCCCGGGCACCACGCTGGCGGCCCAGACGCTGCCCGATGTCATCACCGACAGCACGGGCGGGGTGGCAGCCACCACGTTGCCGGCTATCACTGCCGGGGCCGAGTACGCCCAGGCGGACATGGCGGCGGCCAAGGTTGGCCTGGCCTCGATGGCAGCCCAGCACGCGAAGGTGCTGGCTCAACTGACCGCCGCCCGCAATGCCCTGGCCTCGTTGGCCAAGGAGCATAACGACCTGCTGGCCGTGCTTCGCACTGCCGGGATCATCGCAACCTGAGCCAGTTTGTTGCTGGCGGTTCAAAGGGAATCTTTTTTTGAGGAGATCGAGACATGCCTACCACGACTGTAGGAGCTGCGGCCAGCCTGAGCGAACCGGGGTTGCGCGGCGAGTTTTTCCGCCGGTTCCAACCTCTGGCCGAGGCCAGCTGGGCCACCAAGCTCAGCCTTCCCGTTTCGAGTGACAAGGCTGAGGAGGTCTACACGGACCTGTCCGACACCCCGGCGATGCAGGAATGGATCGGGGAGCGGAAGTTCAAGACCCTGGTTCCGGTCGAATACCGGATCCTCAACAAGGCGTTCCACGCCGGTCTGGCCATCAAATCGGCCGACAAGCGCCGGGACCGCCTGGGCCTGCTGAACGCCCGCCTGGGCCAGTTGGCCAGCCGGGCCGCCCGACACCCAGAGAAGCTGATCGCCGCCCTGATCAATGGCAACGGCACTTGCTATGACGGCAAAGCCTTTTTCGCCACGGATCACAAGTATCCGAAGCTGGCGGATGCCCCGACGATCAACAACGCCCCGACCGCCAGCCAGATCACGTCGCTCAATGTGGGCACGCCCGCGGCCCCCACGGCCCTGGAGCTGGCCCTGATTCTGTCCGACCTGATCGCCTGGCAGCGGGGCTACAAGGACACCGAAGGCGAGCCCTGTAACGAGGACGCCTCGTCCTTCGTGTTCATGTGCCCGGCCACCTGGGGCGGCGCTGCCGTCCAGGCGGTCAAGGACAACCTGCTGATCAGCGGCAGTGTGTCCGTGGTCAACCCGGCGGTTCGCACCGGTCAGACCATCGAGCTGGTGCAGACCACCCGGTTCACCGGGACCACCACCTGCTGCCTCTTCCGGTCTGACGCGGACCTGAAGCCGTTCATTTGGCAGGAAGAGCTGCCGATCACCCCGGGCATGCTCGGGGAAAACTCGGAGTACGAGAAGCTCCACCAGGAGCAGATGTTCTTCGTGGATTGGACCGGCAATGCCGGCTATGGCTGGCCGACGCTGGCCACGCTGGCCACGCTCAGCTGATCGGAGTGTGCCTGATGTCGTTGCGTGATGTGATGGCGGAGGACGCCGCTCTTCTATGTGGGGACACGGACGGCCCCATGGAGCCGATTGAGTACCGAGAGGGAACCGGATCCTCTGAAACCAAGAAGACGTTCTCCGCCAGCATCGCCACCCTGCCCAGCAACGACGAATACTCCGACCGGGACAAGAAGCGAAGGGTGGCCCAGCGGATCCGGGTGATGTTCCCAACTGCCGAGTGCACGCCGATCACCACCGGCAGGGTCTTCTGGACGGCCAGAAACGTTGAATACGCGGTAACCGACATCGATCCCGGGCAAGTCTGGACGACGGTCACCTGCGAGTTGAAACAGACGGTCAGCGTGGGCGTGCAACGGAAACCAGGTTGAGGTGCAAAATGAGCAAGAAATTTACCGGGTGGGCTTATTTGGAAGTCGATGACAACGGGAATTTAAGCACGTTGATTCGCACTCCGGACGGCTCGGCGGTCGGCCCAGCCAACCCCCTGCCGGTTGACCTGGTGAACGTGGAGACGGTGACGATCCAAGGGGCGGCCGCAATCGTGCCATATTCCACCTTCACCAAATTCACCAAGACTATGACCGGATCCGCCGTGCAACTTTCGGCCACTTCCATTCCCTGCCGGGGCGTCAAGGTCAGGCCCCAGAATCAAACCATGGACGCGGCGGTGAACGCCGGCGACGTGGGGATCGGCCTGGACGCCGACTGCCTGAACGAGTTTTTGAGCAAGGCCAACTGGGAGGGGATCGTCCTGGCCGTGGATGACGCCTCCAAGGTGTGGTTCAAGGGGACGAACGGGGACAAGGTGATCGTAACAATTCTGAATTGATTGACGGGCAGGAAACGAAGCGAGGAAATAGATCATGCCAGCAAAAACCTATGTCGTAGCTCAAGCTGGGGTCAGAAATTTGGCCGCCACGTGGGTCGAGGGCAACGATCCGGCGTTCCCGAGCGATCCGACCGACATCATCACGCCAGCAGCCGATGCTACGGTATTGGGTTTGCCTGGGGCCGATGTCTGGACGGTTGGCGAGTATCAGAGCGTGGCCAATCCTTATGGCGATTGTCTCGCCCCCTCTTGACCGAAGGCAGTTC